CGAAAGGAAATGCCGCACACTCTTCGATGACTTCTTCTGCCCAACGTCTATCGACTGGCGCATAGACTGCGCCTGACTCAAATAGCGGTGCTACGCTATTTACCCTTGAATGTTTATCATTTCCTTTCGATGGTGTAAAGTTAATTACGGGGATGCCAGCCTTCTGCAGCTCATGCGTCAGTGGCAGTCCGGATGCCTTTGCCTCAATGAGAATCAGCTCCGGTTCCCAGTACTTATACTCCTTCTTCGCCATCTCCTTCAGCTCCGGAAAATTCCATCGCCCTTTTTTCGCGTCCAATAAAATGACGCACGGCCTAGTGTCATCATTTGGGGTGAACACTCCCCACGTCGTAATCGCCGAGAAATCGGCCGTCTCTTTCTTGGAGAACGCCGTGTCATACGACTGGATAATATACTGCAAATCAGGAATCTTTTCCTTTTCCCACTTCTGCCACCATTCACGCTTTATAAGCGCACCCTCCTCGGAGGTTGGTGCCTGCATCCACTGTGCATTCCACTTGGAGACTGGAATGGACGCCTTGACCTTCATCAACCCCGGCATATCCCAGAAATTTCCCCACATGGGTTTGTCGTTTATGACGGCAGGAAATTCAACAATCTCCCACTGGTCCGTCAGTTCATCCTTGCCTTGGGCCTCGAGTAATTTGCCAGTGAGGTCTTTTACTGACCAACGCGTCATAACCAACACAATCGCGCCACCCGGTTGGAGACGCTGCCTTGGTCCAGATGTATACCACTCGTAGTGTCCTTCTAGGACAGTCGGCGAGAGAGCATCTTGCTCACTGTGTGGATCATCAATGATAAGTAAGTCAGCACCACGGCCAGTAATAGCGCCACCGACGCCAGCAGCAAAATACTCCCCACCATGATTAGATTCCCAACGTCCTGCAGCTTTCGAATCAGTCGCAAGGGTAACGTTAGGAAATACTTTCGCATATTCTTCAGATTCCAATAAATTCTTTGTTTTTCGTCCAAAACGGATGGATAATTCGCCTGTATGTGTTGTTTGTATCAGTTTTGCCTTTGGATGTCGACCCATGAAGAATGCGGGGAAGAGATGCGACGCAAATTCGGATTTTGTGTGTCTTGGAGGCATATTTACGATTAATCGCTTCAATTCGCCGTTCGCAACGCGATTTAGCTTCTCAGCATAGACCTTGTGATGATGCCCTTGGACAAATTCAGGCCAAACCATCTTGACAAACTGCAAAAAGTCCTTTTGCCCCTTTTCTTGCTGCTCAACCAAGGCTTTTCGGAGAATCAACTTCAGCGTATTCGTATCTAAGCTTTCTAAATTAGAAACATTTTCCATTTTTTAAAAATTTTTTAGAGTAGGGTACCTTATCCTATTTCAAACGATTTTTCAAGAGATTGTCAGTGTCGGACTTGCCCGAAGAAAAAAGAAAAGCATGCTTACTAAAAAAGGGGGGGTTACCCCCGTCGTTTGAGCCATAGGCTATAGAGCTGGCGCTCAGATAGGGATCGCGCGAGCTATAGCGCGCAGCGCCCGGGCGACTTGTGTTGTATTTCTGCAACACTACTAGATGTAGTATGCCTTGCGCCACTAGATGTAGTATGCCCAGGACATCGCACCACTACATAGCCCGGGCGAAAGTTATCCACAGGATATCCACAGATAACTACAATAAGCTATTGACACAAGATATAGTATGTTAATAACTCTGCGTTTGTTGCAATAATACAACAAAGTATTTGTTGCATTTAATATCAATTACTGATAAAAGGGTATTAGAAATAGAAAGGACTACATATGACAAAATCTGAATTTAAAGATAAAGTTAAGAATAAAATCTTTTCTGTTCGTTGGTTAAAGAACGATGGAACAGAAGGTTATATCCATAGGGGTTTTCTTGGACTTAATAAAAAAGTCGAAGGCGAACCAAATGAACATAATGATTATGTTCTAGTTTATAAAATGGGTAATGGATATGGAACTAAAAGGCGTTTCGCAAATGTCAATCCAAATACAATTACTCATATCAATAGTATTGAGGTTGCTGTATGAAATTTAATGTAGTAACTGGAATATGGTCAATAGCATTAGTGCTATTGACTTTCCAATTATTCCTATTGGGGTATGATTGGGAATTTACAAATACCATAATATATAAATTTGTTCTTTTATTAAATGGATTTATGTTTGGTTTGGTAATTGCAGAATGGAGTAATAATGCCTAATCTACCTAAAATTATAACTTCTAATGGTACTGATATTACTCCAATTATGGAAGAAATGATTAGCTACCTAAAAGAAGAAAAGGAACTTGGCAATCTTGATAAGATTGCTGATGTTAAAGTGCCACTAACTTCTAGTGCTGATTGGAAGCTAATTTGTGGTGTACTTTGCAATTCAATAGTTGAATGGGCAAGTCAAAACTCTAACAATGGAGGAAAAGATTTAATAATTCATATGCAAAGTGATATTGGATACCTAGTCCGTAGATTAGGTCTAGTGGAATAAAAGTAGTAGTCCACTTATTAAACCACGATAAAGGGGGGATTTTTCCCCCCTTTTTTTATGCCCAAATTCCAGAACTTCCTGATGACCTTCACCTGCTGCCCGGGCTGGAACAAAAGAATTGGCGTAATCATTGGAGTTTGAAGTCGGAGCTTGAGGAGTTTGAATGGCGGGCGCCCGGTCGTTTAAAGCCTGGTCTGTGGATAACTTGTGGATAAGTATGGAGTTTGGGGAGTTTAACGAAGAGGACTTACAGATATGACTACCATGCCTCTTCTATTGGGTGGGATATCACTAGGTAAACCGTTTTAACACCCAAATTCTTTTGCTCGTCTTGTGGTGAAGACCACGCAACTGGTCAGTTTCTAAACTGTGCCTGAACGAGAAACAGAGAAAGCCGAAGGAGGAAGAACTCTATTTCTAATTACCTTATAACACGAATCTTCATAGAAATCAATGATGATTTGAAGAATCTTGGGGATAATTCTCCGTGAACTTTTCCCGGGCGCCCGGTGAGCAGAAACCAAATTCATCTTCGGACCAATTGTCATGCTTCGAGGAGTTTGGGAGTTTCAGGCTCCAAACAGGTGCTGGAGGAACATCCAGAGAATCAGGATCTTGATGGGCATAAATATTATAAAAAACGGCATATTTCCTTTCTTTCTGGACTGCAGCTTCACCTGCATCTCCTGGTTATACTGGGAGCTGCTGCGTTTGTCAACCTCCCGGGCGAAATATTTTTGGCAGAGTTCTGCCATTCTGAACAGCTCTCGACTTCGGAGTTTTACCGGGCGCGCCCGGTGCGTCCCAGCTCACCAAAATAACCCCCAGAAATCCGTAGCATTTTAGTTCGGAGTTTGGGAGTTTAAGACTTGCCAAGTTGATCCCGGGACCCTGGGAACTAACAGCTTATCCCCAAGTTATCCACACGATGTACACAACTTGGGGAGTTTGGAAATGGATCCCCGGGCGCCCGGTGCGGGATCCCGGGATTTATCCCCAGGTTATCCACAGGTTATTAACATTGGGGGAGTTTGGGAGTTTCACCCAAATTCCCCCTTGTGTGTCTAATGCTCTTGTGGGGCGAACATATCTTTCAACCCCTGTGCAAATCCTTTCTCTTGTTCTTCAGCCATATTTTCAGCTCGTTTCGCGTTGCGTGTCATAACAGGAACAACCCCATCATAATGATTCGCAATTCGTTTTAATGTTTCGCCATTCTCTTCAATGGCATCAGCAATCCTAATGAGTGCCAAACTTATAGTTTCGTCTACTACCATAATATACTCTCTTTCTAGAAGTAGAAATTCATTAGGACTTTCGCCTTACGATTGTACATCACTAGCATTACACTAATTCCTAGTACATTGATCTTCAACTTCTACTTCTAATTGCATTATACCATTTACTTATCCACAAAGCAAGAACTCATTTCAACTATTTTCAGGAGGAAAAGTTGATCCCGGGCTGCGGGACATCCAGACTGGGCATCTCGATCCTCGGACAAGTATAGGTATTGGGGGAGTTTGGGAGTTTCAGGAGTTTGCAGCGCGCGCTGGGCGCCCGGTGACTGGAAGTTATCCACAGGATATTCACAGTTTATTCACAATTAGGGAGTTTGGGAGTTTGGAATCACTTGACACAAATCTAGGTCCTCGAGCCTTCCCTCGTATAACCCGGGCACAAGATCCACGGTTCTTTGGCCCAGGTCCTTGATGCTCGCGCCTGAAAACAATTTGACGTGGCCCTTGGCGAGCCCCCCAACCAGGATATAAACTGGTGCGCCGTGTATGTAATGAATGGCATTCCATGCATTTTGGAAGGGTGAAATGATTGCCTTATTACTACGATTAACGACCTTCAACTCAAGAGTAAAAAATCCTGTAACATTGTGAAATATTAAGCAATCAGGGAATCCTGGAGTAACGTAGCTCTCAAGGCGTGAAGCTAGGTATCCATCACCATCGTTCAAACATTTCTTTAAATTTTTCCAAAGCCTTGTTTCCGCTTTTACGGTCATACTTCGTCTTGTCTTTTACTACTTTCTGTCTGTACTGGGGTGACGTCCTTAAGTCCTTCGCTACCGGATTCGGTTTCTTCTTGAATTTCAAGAACCACTCCTTTTTTGTCTTTCCTAAATTTTCCATCCAATCCTAATTCCTTTAATGATTTTAAAACTTCTTCACGGGACATAGAATCAATACTGCCCGTTCTAATTTCTTTCCTGTCAATGTACAATCCTCCAGCCTGCCCTCGCAAGCGCTCAGCATTAACAGCAGCAGAATAAGACTTCTCAACGAGAGCCTTCTCACGCAGTCTTGCCAATTCCTGTACGTGTTTTTGCAATTTAACTTCATGTGTCTTCTCCAATTCAGCTCTTCTCTTAAGGACAGCATTCACAACTTTTGGAAATCTCTTTCCATTCAACAGCTCTGAAGCTGTAGTATTGGCACGATCCTCCTTGTACCCAGCTTGCCTCGCACATTCAGTCGGAGTCAATCGTCCTTCATTCTCCGCGTAGATTTTAACAAATACACGTTGCTTATCAGTGAGCCCATCACTCTTAATTGGGTGTTTTAAAGCCCCTCCTGTCTGCCTTGTTTTTGCCACAATGGTGGCACCACTTGTGGCACCTCTCAGTCGTTCATCTACCATCGAATTCCCCGCTCTATAGTTGAGTTTTTGCTCATTTGTTTTATGATATGTAACAAAAGTTGCTTGCGTCGTTTAGAGTAGTGCCACCCTAGTGCCACCATATAAATGATTGATTTATAAAGATTAATCAGGAATTGTGGCACCGTGGCACCATATCCCGGTCTTTTTAAAAATAAAAAAAACATTTTAGCAAAATATACACTATAGGCGCCACATTACAAGATGAAAAGTGACCGATTTGCGCCATTTCGTTTTCCTATCCAGTGGCGCCTCACCAATTGGTGTATTAAAGCGTGAATATGGGCCTTGGATCGCGACCCTGTAAGCTGCTTCAGCTCCTCATACGACGGTGAATACTTGTTGGCCGCAATGAAGTTCTTTATAATGTTGTAGAGCTTCTTTTGCTTGGGCGTCAAGCCTACTTTAGATATCGTCTTTTCTGTATTTTTCACCTGTGATCCCATCAATGAATATATCCTTCTTATTTCTGCTTGGAAATTCATCATATCCTGTCGCGTCTGGATTAGGTCCGTAGTTCTTGCGAACCTTAGCATACATTTCGTTCGGACCGAGCTCCTGTATTGTTTCAGACGTTATTGAATCATACAACTCGCGTTGCAACTTCTTTTCCTCGGCTGTCAGCCTTTTAGGTTTATAGTGATTCTGCGTGCGCCTAGCCCATGTTATCCTGATCCCAAGAGGCGGCCGATTAAGCTTCACGCCGTTCTTGTTCTGGTATGACCCAGTCCAGGTTCCAGGGGCGTAATGCTTTTCCATCACGTAGTCGTGGCATTCCTTATTGGAAGCGAACTCAACAACTTCCTTGCTGAGCAGCTCCGCGTCCTTCCAGACGTTAATCTCGTATTTGTCCATAGCTCTTTTCCAAATATTCTATCTTCTTTACCCAGCCTTTTGGGATGGTGATGTATCTTCCGCCTTCCTTGTCATCATCCTTCTCCTCTTGAGGGTCCAGGCACCAGGACCCCATGATCGTAACTCGTTGCTCATCATCCCTTATCATCCAACCAATGTCAACGCACGTCGCCAATTTGGCGTTCTTCATTTTGCCAAGGGGCACCCATCCCGTATCGCCGTCCATGGCGTCCATCCAGGTTATGCGGACCATCGGCCAGCAATCCGGATATTTACTCGAGGGTGTACTGCTCTTCTTTTGTTCCGTTTCCGTTTCGTTCAAATCTAGCATTGTCCTCATCGTCTCTGTGTTTATGTCCTTCCATTATAACATCCATGATCTGCGCCTTCGTCTGAAGGCGAACCTCATAATCCTGGAATACCACTACCCAAAAGCGTGCCTCACCACCTTGATTTGTTTTGGCCTTGCCTGCCTTGAAGTTTTCCACTGTCTTGCGGAAACCCATGGATAATAGTTCTAACAGTCTGGACTTAAACAATACACGATCAGTCATGTCTTCGAACCGTACGTACCACGAAGGCTTCTCGGTCAATCCCGTCTTAGGATTGATGGTGCCGTCCTCCACCTGGAACATATCTATGATCTTCAGTGTTGCCATTAGTTCATCGTATCCTTGTTATTCCAATTCATGGAAACTGAGGAATACTTGTCCTGCAGCTCCTTTTCGTCGAAATCCTTCATAACTGAATTTTTTCGACGCTCATTATAACCTTTTGCAAAGTCATCAATTATCTCCATTAACATCATCGTTGGAAGCTGGACCCCATGAATCTTAACACTACTTAGTTTGTTGAGAACATCCTGGAATGGATCCTGCTCCTCTTCACTTTTGTGAAGAATCTCTTTAATCTTTTTTATTGCTTTTAATAATTCTTGCATTTTTTATCCTGATTCCTTTCTCATCAGCTGCTTTCTTAATGATATGCATCATCTCCTGTCCCGGCCCACGATGCATGTTCAACCCCATCCGCACCAATGCGTCATAATAGGGAATCTTTATTGCTATGCTTTTGTATCTTGTTGTGTCAACCATTATCCATCACCATAGT